CGACCACCTGCATTACCAAACATTGATCTAGCTCCTTTTAATCCTTTTACTTTTTTATAATCTTCTTCTTTTTCTTCTTCTGTTTTTGTATCTTTTTCTTCAGCTTCTTCAGTTTGTTTTGTTATTTGTTCATTAGTAAGTCTAACATTGTTATTGTTGTCATTATCATTGCCACCCATCCAAACTGATTTAGTTGTATAAGTTCCATCTTTATTTTTATGTTTAATAGTTTCTCGTCTATTGCCACCAATAGGATTTCCATAAGCATCAGTTTTTCCTGCCATTCTATCTTCCATAAAATTACCATAAATTTCATTTTGTTTTTCTAAAGATAAACTTTGAAATTCTGATTTAGATAATTTGGTATTACCATCGTAAACACCCTTTTTAGATAAAACACTATCTGTAAAAAAAGTTCTGTTTTTTAAATTAGAATCTTTAGCAAATTTGGATTGACTTATTTTATTACCTACCCAATTTAACATTTTAATTGTTCCAATAGGCCCATTATATTCTACAGGTGGTTTATTATAATTTTGAAAATCTGTTTCTCTTGCTCTAGTTTCTTCTCTAGTTTTAATATCTTGTTTTACTTGATTGTCAGATTTAGCTTCCCATGTTTTGTTTTTATTAAAATCTTTTTTAGATTGAACATTATTCCATCCTGCATCAGAACCCGTATCTTGTTGTCCACCATCATTACTCATTAGTTTAATTCCTCATCATCTTGAAAGTCTTCTTCTTCAAATTCATCTATATCTTTAGGAAACATAATATCTTCTAGATCTTCCATTAAAGATTGTTCTTCTGAATGGATTTCTGAAATTCTATCTAAAATTTGTCTAGCTGTTTTTTTTGCCATGATTTTCCCTTTTTTCCCAAAATGGCTTATATCCAGCTTTTAGCAACGCACAATAAAGCTGATATGGTGTAATGATCCACCATCTATAAAATCCAATTAACCTCATAACAAATGATACGCAAGACAATTCTTTAATTCTCATTAAATGCCAATCATTTTTTTTTGGACAAATAAGTATTTTAAAATCATAAAGTTTAGCAAATAGTTCTTCAGCAGCTATTGGACTAAGTATAGTTGTTTCAATACCTGCATGGTTAAACTCCATATGTATCCAATGTTTTACATTTGTATCGTAATGTAATGCACCACAATGACTAAATCCTGGCTTTGGTTTCCACCACCAAGTCCATTTAGCATATCTTACAGTTCGTGCATTATAGAAATAGACTAGCCATTCCTTTTGAACAGATCCCATACTTTCCTTGTTTTTTTTTTTGTCCTGCAAAAACATCCCATTCTTTTTTAGCAATAACAGTTTTCTGTGTTTGCTTTCCAGATAGAATAGTTCGACCTTCACCTGCTCCCATCATTAAATATTGTAATGCATCGTGAACGTGGGAGTATCTATTCTTTAGTGGTTTTTCATCATAACGATCTCCAGAAGTTTGTAGTCGTCTGTAATGATAACCACCATTGAACCCTTTTTTTAAATTAATACATTTGGTATCCATTAAAAATCCTGCTTTACCATCAAGCAATCTTTGTAGTGCTGCATCTACAGCTTCTATTCTAAGAGCAACATCATTAGATGGTGCAGGTATAGCTTTTAATCCATAAGTCCTCATAATTTGAAAAGGTGTTCTTTCATCCGTCTGTGATCTAAAATCACCAGCAGGATCTCCATAGATCATCACTTCATAATGTTTGTAGTGTGTAGCTATTTCTTTTCTTAATAATTCAGAAAATCTCATAACACCCATATCGAAACATACAAGTTCGTTTAAGATATGCCATCTTCCAGTCGATAGTCTTTGAGCAAAGACAGCTGCAGGAGTTAAGCCAAAGTCAATTCCTATAAATATAGGTTGACCAAGGCTTAGTTGTAAATCTTGAGTTGCAACGTGCAGCTCTTGTCTAAAGTTTGGATATACAGGTTTACCTTCTTCGATAGTTCCTAGTTTGTTTAAAACATAAACATCTATCCATCCTTTTGTTTTACCTCTAATAATATTAGGATAATATTTTGGAGTTAGGTTTTTTTTATTTTCTGCTTTTTCATTTGGATCATATGCAGTTGTAAATCCATCTTTATCTTTCTTCTCAATTAATGCAGGGGGCTGAGTATAGAAAGACCAGTTATCAGGTTTAATTAACATTAAAGCTTCATCACGAGATATGTGATCTGGTACTGGTACATCACCTGCCATTATGGGCCACCAATGATCTTCTTCTGGTGCATTGGTATCGGCTATTACTCCATACCAAGTTGCACCTCCATCTCTCATAGATGGAAATCTTCCAACCCTCATAGTACAAGCATCAATAATACTTTTAGGTATTTCTCTTGCTTCGTTAATCCATACACCTGTAAGCTCTAAAGATAATAATTTCTTAACATCTTCTGGTCTATCAAGTGCTAAGAATATAACTTCTAGTTCTACTTCACCTTTGTTTATTCTATGTGTGTAAGGTACTGACCATGCAAAGTTTCCCCAAGTATCTTCGGGAAACCAATCTACCCATGTTTTAATTGTAGTTGTTTTTAATTGTGGGTTAGTATTTCTTATTACTGCCCATCTAGATTTTCTTTTACCTTCTTTATTTTTTTCTTGCAGCAATGCTCGTCTAAAAATTTCTATACAACAAGCTACTGATTTACCACTACCAACAGGCCCACGCATTCCTCTAAAGAAGTCATCTGACTTCATAAAGGTTTTAAGTGTATCGCCTTCTGGTTTGTATTTAAAGTTAATCGACATTTACACCAACATTAGCTTTCAACAGGTTATAAATAGTTTCTTCACCAAAAGCTTCGACAAGCTTATCGGCTTCATAATCTGTTATCATGTGTGTTGGGTAATTTTTTAAATGTACTTTCTTAACAATAGTTCTTAATCTTTTACGATCTTTTAAACTTAGATTATTGAGGAACGACATTTTAATTGCTCAACCCTTTCCAATACTATTTTTAGTATTTCTTCTTCTTTACCAAACTTTTCTTCAAATGCTTTCTTAGCCATGTGTATAGAGAAGTTTCCTTGATGATGGTCATGACATAACGGAATTACATGGAAGTGACTCGTACGTCTTCCTATGCCAGTTCCAGGGGGTCTAATATGATGTAGGTTAGCTGGTCTTTCACAACAATAGCAGCCAAGCTCAGCTACCCACCTCATATGTTCTTTTTCTTTTTTAGTAGCCACCTGATTTCTTTGTGGACATTACTTTCTTGCCAGATTTTTTGGCTTCTTGTTTTGCAGCAGCTTTACCTTTTTTAGTATAGCTAAACTTCTTGGTTCCTACTTTGGGCATCGTATTCCTCCTTTGTTATTGGTTCATAATTAGCTCTACATCCATCTGGAGTAGCAGCACTTGCTTTTTGCATAGCAAGAACTTCATTCTCGGCTGAGAACATTATTTCTTTCTTGAACGACTCTCCGTTCCAGATTGTAACTTTGTAATACATGTTAAGTTTTCTTAGCTGTCTTTGCTGCTTTTTTAAATTGTGATTTTGTTGGTGCACCTTTGCTACCAGCAGTTCTCATTCTTTCGCCAGATCCTTTTTTGATTCTTTCACGTTTAGCATGAATGTTTGCGTACAATCCTGGTTTTGCCATTTCTTTCTCCTTAAGCTGTTGATTTTTTATTTGATTTTTTATGTTTGTTTGCGAAATTTCTTGCTGCTTCTACAGATCCAAAGCCCCACCTTTTTAAAGCTAAAGCTTTTCTTGTAGGTTCTCCGTTTGGTTTTTTCATTGGGCCATCCATTCCTGCAAACCTCGCAGCAAAGGATACACGCCTTGCATTAACACCTTTACTTAAAGGTTCTTTAAGATTAGCACCTTCAGTTCTTTTGAAGTACTTTCTTCCTGCTTCAGTTAATCCACCTTTTTCTGATTTGTGTACTTTGGAAAATCCCATGAGAAAGTGTTTAGCAATAAATACTATTTAAAAAAACGCACTTACTAGAAGTCCTAATAAAAATCCTATCCAGAGTCCTACAAGTCCTTCTCTGTAG